CTCAAGATATGTATTTAACAGGTAATCCTCAAATAACATATTTCAAGGTTGTATATAGAAGACATACAAACTTTACGATGGAAGAGATGGTAATAAAAACAATACCGAAACCATTACTAGGTAGTGGAGTGCACGTAGAGATTCCCAAATATGGAGATTTATTTCATAAATTATCATTAACGTATAAAGCTCAAAATATTTATGTAGGTCACGGATTAGCAAATCCTACCACAGCATTGATTGATAATATATCATTAAATATAAATGGTCATGAAATAGATAAACAATATGGTCACTGGATAGAGACCTGGTATGAATTAACTAAACAAAATACAAATGGAACAATATCAAATATTACACAAATAAATGATTGTTCGATATCACATTTATCATCAGCATTAGATATAGCAATAGCTAATAGTATTAAGTATAGTAATAAAAGCATAGACACCAATGCCGTATCTGCTTCGTTTTCTTATTTTGACCATAGATTGACAAAATTAACAAATATTTTGGGATCAGGTATTGGATATCCACCAACAACATTTCAAAGATTAACCAGGAGTGGTGGTACATATTGTGAACCCCAATATTTAATAGACGCGGATTTTGTAACGACAGTAAATACAAATATAGTAACAACTGCTATTTCAGACAATTTTGCAGGATCCGATCCGAAGTTTGTTGATTATCAAAAAAACACGGGTAGTGATGGTGGGTCAATATTAGGTTTATGTAAATTAGAAATTCCCTTTTGGTTTTCAAAAGACCCTGGCCTTTCAATACCATTAATAGCATTACAAAACCCAGATATTATAGTGAAGTTTCAGTTTGCAGGAGTTACTGATGCATATTTCACAAATACCCTTATGACCGATGAAAAATATATTTCGCATAATGGACCAAACGATAGTAGCAGCAAAGAGAATTGTTTTAATGCTTTTACTAATTTAAAACCTCTAATTAGTAATGATTCGAACCAAAAAATTAATTTTGATATAGATGTAAATGTTCTTTATATTTATTTAGATACAGATGAGAGAAGAAGGTTTGCGTCTGTATCACATGAATATTTGATTGAGCAAGTTCAATATATATCAAATAGGTCAAGTGATTTAGAGATAGAATTGTCAACATTTTCGCATCCTGTCAAAGAAATAATATGGACAGGTGCTCCTTATAGGAAGGCGTCTATACGGAAGTTTGTGCTCGATGATGGCGCGGAAAGTGATGACGTTGCGAAATCCAAAATACTTGCCGAAAAATTTAATACTGGGGAATATGCTCATGTATCTGGTGTAAGATTCCAACCATCTGATAAGAAAACTGGTAACAATATAGATAATACACACGCAAAAGGATTCGGGGGATTCGCCTCGAACGTTAATGAAATATCCGATAATATGGTAGGTAAATTTGTAGTTGGTTTATTAGGTCCAAGTACACCAAGTTGTTTGGATAACTGTGAATGGTCAATATCGTTAAACGGTATAGAAAGAACAGTTCCTCAACCATTACAAATATATACACAAAACAATGTTGAGAGATACCATAGTGGATTTGGTTCTGTAAGTTGTCCTGATTCTATAGCAGTTTATTCATTTGCCTTAAAACCAGAAGAACATCAACCAAGTGGTAGTTGTAATTTTTCAAAAATAAGTGATGCAAAACTAAAGAGAATTACATCAAATACGAAACGAGTGGACTTAAATATTTATTGTGTAAACTATAATATTTTAAGATTTATGGGTGGACAGTGTTCAATAGCGTATAATTTATAACATTTAAATAATATATATTAATATTAATATGAGTTTCTTTAATTTGAGTCATATGATAGGTCCAGAAGATCTTTCACTGATAGGTAATCCACAAATAAGTTATTTTTCATCTGTATTTCGAAGACCATCACCATTTGATTTATATTCTGATGTTCTACCAGAAACACCCGGAAGTTCAGAATTTAAAATCAGTTCAAGTCACCACTTATTAAAAAGTGTTGCATTACAAACAGTAATAACATATTCAGCTAATATAACCATTCAGACAAATATAGGGACAACCATATTAGATAATATTAGTTATAGATTTGGTGATAATTCTACGGTATTTGAAAAATTATCTGGTAGTTATATTGAAATTTATAATCAATTACATACACCATTAAATGTTAAGTCACAATACATAAAAAATGGATCTTATATAGAAGTCGTGCCAGGAAACAAACTAAATACTTTATCATATTCGGGTGGTGTATTTAATGTAGATACTCTAAAGTCTGAAGAAGGCGACACGATAAAAACAATATTACCTATACCATTTTCTTTTTCACAAAATATAGGTGATTCATTACCAATTTTCTTAATTGATCCAGATAACAAACTAACTTTTAAAGTAGTTAATAATGTAAACAGCAATGATTTTACTATAGAACAAAAATTAATATGTGATTTTATACATTTAGATGAGGAAGAACTACAACGTTTTAAGAAATCACCTAATCAATATATATATACAATGGTAATTGAACCAACAATGATAACTACCAATAATACTTTTACAATGGATCTAATGGAATTTAAACATGTAAAAACGATAATTTGGAAAAATATCAGACAAATGCCACAAATTACTATTTCAGTAAATAACGTAAAATATGTTGATAATTTAGACTGGTATTATTTCTCAAGGTTATTTCCAATGAAGGCGGGACTACCAGGATGTGGACGCAGTATTGAAAATAAAAAAATATATAATGATGATTCAATATGTTATTATACTTTTGGATTAAAGGAAGGAACAGCTGGTGAAGAAAATACATCAAATGGTTCTGTCAATTCATCATTAAATCAAATAATATTAACAGGACTAGGAAATACAGAGGTTTATTTTTTATGTTATAATATCGTAACATTCAGTTTAACGCCAACGGGTAGTGGCATGACTCCTGTTATAAAGGGAGGTAATCAATTCAGCTAACATTTATTTATGAAGTAAGGTCAATTAAATTCACAGTAAAAAATAAAAATAAAAATATATGAAATTATAAATGTCGAAACGTGGTCCATCAGATGAACTTTTAACAGGTAATCCACAAATAACTTATTTTAAAAATGTATACCGTAGACATACTTTTTTTATGAAACACATAATTGAGAAAGTTATCCCCCCTAGTGTTTTGAAAGATTCGTCAATTGAACCAATTGACGAACCATTATTATCTGGTTCAATGGATTTAATATCAGATATATATATAAAAAATCAAATTAAATATCTGACAAAAGACAGTAAGATATTTGCAAATGTAGGCAATAATCTTATAGATACCATAAAAATAAATATAAATGGTAAAAGTATATATGAAATTGATGGTTTAGCAATGGAAATGGTCGCTGAATTAGAAAATCCTTATATTCATAGTATGAAAACTAATCATGTATGTCCACCGTACCTAGAAATGAATCCCGATGCAACCCTTCCCAGACAATTATCAGTATATAATGGTAATAATTATAATATGATGTGTTTTGCTGGAGGTGTTAGTGGTGTTAATTGTTCAGGTATCCCCGCCTTACACGTCGCTGAATCCACTTGTGATACATCAGTATTTTTTACAAGACCAGATTTTGATTTTTGTAAGACGTATGATAAATCTTTTCCTATATGTGCTCTAAATAATACGGGAGTAATGGTGCACGCTATATATCGGGAATCAGCTGAAATAGGTACATTTACAAATAAGGAGACTCTTTGTAGAACATTAGTAATAGAAAATATAATATTAAGTAGTGAAGAAAAGAGAAGAATAATACAAAATACCGATATTTATAATTTCGTAAATATTACACACCAACAGACCCCTGGACCCATATCTCATAGCAATAAACCAATAAGAATGATATACATGGCTGGTACCAAAGACCAGAATCCTTCAGAAATATATTCAAAATCAACCCCTACGTTAATCCCAACATGTATCATAAATGTATTAATCGGGGGCAAAAATATGATTGAAGGGAGGGTAGATACAGGTAGTGGCGATAATAATAATGTTCAATCTTATACAAGAGAGAATGTATATAGATATTACCGAAATAGTGGTTTTGGTGGACGTAATTTAAATATTACTGGAACCGCAAACACAGGACAATATGATAGTGTAGGTATTTATACACAATCATTGGATAATAATAATGGTATAAATGGGTTCATAACTAGTGTATCGAATATAAGGGTCCTGGTCGTCCCTTCCACTATTAATATATCAATATATACTGAGTTAATTAGTTATTATAAGATAAGAGGAGGTCAAATTATGATTTATTAATTCAACCCGACCGTTCTCCATGAAGATTCAACAGAAGATTTTGAGACGTTATCATGTTTTTGTTCGATCCATGATTTAGGTGCTTTCCAAACCGGATGTCCAATCTTACATACTCCGGTTGACTGGGATTTGATATTATCCGATTCAGTCCATCCATTTTCTCCTACAACCTGATCATTGTCTACTCCATACCAGGTACTATTGTTTATTTTATCACATTCTTCCCTATTTTTTATACCGAATAAACTAGATTTATTAGTATTTGTATCGGAATTCATTAAAGGATATCCGTCATATTTACTTTGTGTTTCAGAATTTAGATATAAACTGTTATAATTCCCTGGATCATCTAATATAAATTGTGGATTAATTAATTTATTAAAATCGCTATCATATTGGACAATAGGTAATGAAAAGAAAATTTCATCATAAACATCCCGAGGCACAATATTATATATAATTTGTTTATCGATATCTGCTTTATAAAAATTAATAAAACCAACAGTTGTAAAAAAAATACCAATTAATAATAATATTATTTTAATATCTATCATATATTTATATGTTTATTTTAATTTCATTATTATTATAACCTATAATGATTATAAATAATCCCATAAAAAACAATATTAGTTTATAATTCATATATATATATATAGATATTAAAAAAATTTAATCATGATCTAGTTGTAAGGCATCTAAATCATCGTAATCTTCGTCTCCCTCGGCAACGAAATTAGTTTCATCATAATATCCTTCTTGATCATTACTATCGTCTTCTACAGTCAAAATAGCAACTTGAGCATCAACTATTTCAGTATCATCATACATTTCTTTTTGCATAGCAACCCTTTCATCAACAGTTTTTTGTTCATATTCTTTACCCATTCTGAAATCGTAATTTTCTTTTTCAGATTCTTTATACATGACTCCTTCACCAATTTTTTGTTTAACAGAAAATAATCTTCTTTTATCGTCAGACATATTATCTAATTTATCTAATGTATGTTGTTTTTCACG